AGGTTTTGATCTGAACATTCTATTCTTATCAATATATTTCCTGTGGTAATGTCTTAACGCATCTATTAACTTTTTGCAATGGTCAGTATCAATCCAGCATCTAGGCAAGGTCATTGTGGTTGCGTGTATACCATCTTCTAATGGTATTTTTGGTACGACCTTGAACCTAACTCCTAATTGGTAGGCGACCTCTCTCCTAGTCTTGCCATTACTAAAATCTGTAACTTCTATATCGTGTGGTGCAAAATGATCTTTATAAACATAATCTTTATCCTTAATAATCTGCACATAGTGTGGTAAACCTTGACCTCGTTCCTCATGGTAATCAATAATGTTTACTGATCTACCTAACTGTTGAAAAAATATTATTGCACTATGATCTGATACACCTAGATCCCAACTTGTAGACACAGGTAGACTTGGGTCGTATGGCACTCTTGTTAGTTGCTTTTGATCTTCCATCTTTGCCAAGACATCTGAATATACTGAACCTTCTATGTTTGCTATCCAATCACATTCAAACTCTTGCAGATACTTCTTTTCACCCATAACCTCTTTTGCCTTTTGTAGTTCTTCATCATCTACTATTTTTGTTTGACTAGCTTTTGCCTTGTAGTTGAACCAATCATCAGCTCCTTGTGCGTGTTGATATAGTTCATAGAAGTTATTGTTCATACCTTGTGGTGTACCAATAAATACGCAATAACCTTTTCTATCTGATAGTGCAGGTCTAATTATTTCTGGAAACAATCTTTCGTTTACATTTGCATACTCATCAATCACACAACCATCAAGGTATATACCTCTCAAGCCATCTGAGTTCTCTGAACCTAATAATGTTATTCTGCTGCCATTAGGTAGATCTACACGAAGCTCTGTTTCGTTAAATTTTGTATAAGGTATCTTTGCTGTAAATTGTTTCATGTAATCCCACGCAATACTTTTCGCTTGTTTGAAGGTGGGTGCTATATAGGCATACCTAGGGTTCTTGTTTTTGGACAATAATGCTGACCTAATTAAATGATTAATCATGCAAACTGTTTTGCCAAACCTTCTATGACAAACTAATACATTCCATCTGTTCTCTGATATTTTCTTATGTAGATATGCTTGATGCTTTCTGGGTGTGTAAGGGATCTTAATATCCATATTTAGTGTATCTTTGTACTAGGCATACTATCTACAGGTTCAAAGTCAAAGCCAATGCAAAACATAACATAGTTAATAAATAGCTGCGAAGCTAATTCGTTAGGAAAACCAACAAACTTAATTATGACATCATTCTTATCTTTATCAACATAAGCAACTGATTCTATATCTTCTAGGTCAAAAGGCTTCATATACTATATCTAGTTTATTATTGGTGGTCTGGCAAGATGAAGATGTGGGTGTGTGTAAGGGTGTCCTCGAGTCCCATGTATATATATATAATAAACTGCGACTGCGTTGTGGGGTGTACCCCCTGTTGCAATGTCAAAAATGTAGGTTAAGCTCTACAATATTACTAATGATAATTTATGATTATCAATAGAAATTCCTATAACTATTAATTATCGGAAATAGATAGGTCAATATTGTTGACCGATATTATAACGCTAAGAGCTCGAGGCGTGGCGTGTAAAAGAATTGTAAGTATTACTACTAATTATATTATCAATTATTATTCCAGGATCGCACAAAAAAAAACGCCAATAAAATTAATTACTGGCGTTTAATTTGTTTATTATTATTAATAAATATTTCTTATAATACTTTTACTTCTTTCTTTTTGATTTACATCAACAACATAATAATCGCTTAGATCCTCTTCATTTGGAAATTTCAGATAAATAAAATCCCATCCATCTTGAAAAGTTTTAAAAACTTTATTTGGAAATAGTCTGTTATTCATCCAATCAACTATTTTATATTTACCCATTTGTTTACCTCTTTGTTTATTTGTTTAATCTCTTTATATATCCAATTTATATAATTGCAAGTATTATTTTTAATTAAATTACATTAGAATTATTCTAAACTAGATACTGTTGCATAAATATCACACATAAAAAAATATACTTTTTGTATTGACCTTAAAATAAATATATGTATATGATTTGTATATTAACAAATGAAAGAGGAAACAATGACTAGATATAACTTAAAATATAAATGGACTACTTCAAGAGCTAGAGACAGCTATGGATATAATGTTTGTACTCTTCTTGTAGATGGTGAAAAAGTTGGAAGATGTAATGGGGGAGGTTATGATATGACTGGTACATCTTTAGCTCAATGGGTTGAAACTAACTTTAAAAATGATCTTCTTAAATTAAAAGAAGAATTTTATGGGTTAAGTTTTCATGATCCGAATTGGCAACCTTCAAAAGAAATAATTGAAAGAGAAGAAAAAGGATTGTCTTTAGGTCTTGAAAGATACCAAGATTTTTATAAACAATCTTCTAAACTTCCAACAGATAAACACACAATACCAAAAATAAATGGTTCTTGTGGTGTGTCTTCTGTTGAAAGAATATTAAACGCCATAGGTTATTCATATTCATGTATTGATTATGATAGCAGAGTTTATGTTGTTGAAACTCAACAAAAGCGGGTCGCATAATGATTAAAAATATATTAAACTTTCTTCTTTGGAAGAAAGAAGAAATCTTCAGCTTTTTAGATTATGTTTTATTCCTGGCTATGTTTTATTTAATGTATCTAGGTTTAAAACATGGACCACAAATAGAGCAATTAATAATTGAATTAAAGGGGGGTGTAATATGATTATTAAATTATTTGGCAAACAAATAACAATCAATAATAAAAAATGGCAACAGGATCTATTAGCTTGGAGCTTACTATATAGAACAGAAATAGTAATCGCTATTGCTAGTTTTATTCTTGGAGCTATAATTTTTTAGATGAATAAACAATTACAACAACAACAAAATTTAAGGGAGTTAGCAAAGCTGACTCTCTTAAATATTTTACAGACTAAAGGTCTTTACTATCAGAAGTATCAGAGATTGTATCAGCAGAAACATCAATCAAATTATCCTGATTATCTTCCCAAGAAATTCTAATATTACTATCTGATTTAACATCAATCTTTTGCTTTTCAGTAAACAAACTAGATACTCTGGGTGCTAACCATTTTAAATAATTGGCTCTCTCTCTTATAAAGACGAGCATATTGGGATCTACATCTGGGTTATCATTATTAAATAAGACAAGCATCTTCTCAACTAAAGTCTTGATTCCTCGTTCTTGAGCTAGTTCAAATCTCTCTTTTGTCTTTGGGTTTTGATCTAAGTATTTGTATAGCGTTGTCAATTTGATCTGTAAATCTTTTGCCAACTCGAACATTGTTTCGCCATCGTGAATACGATCTATTATAGTATTTAGTTCTGTATCGGATAGACTTAGACTTTTGTTCTTGGTCTTGGATATATCTTTTGATTTCATTTGTCGTTTTATTTTTAAAGTTCTTTAAGTTCTTTAACATATTTATCTTGGCTTGAATATCTATGTTATTGTTTCTGTATAACCCCATGTATTTTCTGGTCTTATGATTCCAGGATTTACTGGCTTTGTGGTAGGTACAGAGCATACGTCTTGACGTTGGCGTAAAGTAACCTTTGCAGCGACACCTTTTTCCTGAGTGACGAGCTATTGCCTCACATTGTATCTTTATTTTTGCCATAATTACTTGGGTAGAGGATAGAAAACTATCCTCTCAATACCCTCGGTATTTCTAGGAAGGATTACATAAATTATGAGTTTATGCAGTATACACCGACCTCTACCCAGATTTACAACCTCTGACAGACCTTTCGGTTTTTTTATAGGTTGAAATTTTGTAATGAACCTATGGAGGTTCTTCAGTTTTATTTGTTTTATTTGTTTGCATACTAGGGAGATATTCGTAGATTTTAAGATCACAACTATTTTTTTTATTATTTTTTCCAAGGTTTTATTCCATGTTTTATATTATATTCTTTCTTTCTTTTATAGGCGAAGTTCTTTTCCTTTGTAATTTTCTTTAGTTCCCTTTGTATTATCTTGGGATCTACTAAATTTTTTTGACGAGCCAGTTCCTCTTTTCTCTCAATAGCTAGTTTACAATAATAGACATTCTTAGTATCTGATTTAAGTGTTTCGGCAGGGAGGGTAGCGAGATCGTCTAATATATTATCAAGATTACCTATATTACTACTTATAATTTTATCAATAGTATTATATTGATATGATTCTTCTTCTAATATAGCTCTTTTATTTACATTAGATAACTCATTATTTACTATCATAGCTTTTTCTTCCTTTAGAAACTTATCATTTATAACATAGGTTTTTCCAGATTTACCTCTTTTAGTTTTTATTACATTCATCTTCTCTAAAGTATCTAAACAACGCTTGATAGTGGGTCGTGAAAGTTGCGTATCTTTTTCCAAAGTAGCGTGTCTTATGTGGCAAGTGTAATTGTTTTTCTTCCAAGCATATTTAAGCAGACCAAGATAGACACATAAACAAGTCGCCTTTCTTTCGCCTAATTTGTCTAAATGATGATACAATTTATAAGTTAAGTGAAGAAAACCCCTAGTCTTTAGCATACTTACATACCTTTTTGTGATTGGCTTGTAGGTCTAGCAAGATTGACACCCATTGTTGCTCGTTCATTACCTCAAACTCTGTCTCAGAGCTTGTTATACGCTTGATTCTAAAGGTTAGGGTAGTTGGGGTCAAATTTTTATAGAACACCAAAAAACAGGGTATATTTAAGCGTTTAGCGACTATGTTTACTAGGGTTGTAGCCTTGTATTTCTGTCCTTTATCATAACAAGTCTCAAGTATAGCAAGTGGCTCGTAGCAATTAGGACAACATTCAATGCTATCAATATCAATCATGGCAATATTGTCATATTTCCTATGCCAATCATTATAGTTGCCATTACTAAATGCGTATGTCCAACGTGCCATTTAATATTTTAATTGTTGTTTTATAATTTGATTGAGAGCTGTTGTTAAAGGGTTAAAATTATAATCTATTTTACTACAACCTGTAAAGATTATTAGTATAAATATTATCCAATAGATTTTCATTTGTTTTTCAATACCAATATAATATTATCTTTAAGTTCTATATCTTTTTCCAAAGCAAGTATTATATCAGATTGTTTTTGTATAAATTTTTTTTG